CTTCTGCATAATATTCATCAGAAGTAGGATCATAACCTTCTCCTTCTGTGAGCTGTCTATGGAACGCAAAAGCTGCAGTTGTCATAGCTAGGTCATCACCAAACCACTCATTCTTTTCTGCCCAAGCTTTTGCTTTTGGGTCAGGCTGTGGAGCCTGTTGCTGTTGGGCAGGTTGAGTCCATTTAGGAGCAACCTGTTGCTCATCAGGAGTAACTTCTACTGTTTCTTCAGCTTTAGGTTTTACCCTTTTTAAGCTTTCTTCTTCAACTGCTAACTTGGCTAAATCCTTTTGGGCTTCTAATAAAGCGTCTGTATCACCTGATTCATACGCTTTTTTGTACCTCTCCTGAGCCGAGTTAAGTTCAGTAGTTACTCTTGTACTATATTCATCATATAGGTTTTGATCAGTTTTTGAAAGTTTATTTTTAGTTTTATTTAATTCTTCTTGAACAGACTTAGCATATTCTATTGCTGCTTGTTCTCTTCTTTCAGATTCTCTAACCTTGTAAGTTAGCTTATTAATACGTTTTTTAACGCCTTCGCTGTAATCTTCAATCTCATCTTCTTGATCAGATTTAGTTACTTTCTTTTCTTTTACTTCTTCGGCTTTCGCCTCAGGTTCAGTTTCCTCAGTTTCACTTTCTGGAAGTTCTACTTCAGTCCCTTCTTCCTGTTCTTCTACTACTTGCATAGCTTCTTCTGCCATGTTATTCTCCTTTTTTGCGTAACAAAATTAAGCTGACTGTATGTCTTCAGGGTCTGAGACTACGGCTAAAATTTCATCATCGTTTAATAAACGCAGTTCGCCACCCTCAATTTTAAGTCTAGCTCCTGCATACCTGCCAAATATCACCCAATCTTTAGGTTTACACCATGCTCCTTCAGGGAATTTACCTGAGTCACGGTATGCATCTGGACCGAGTGAAACAACATATCCAACGTTAGTTCCTATACGTTCTTTTTCTAACACTGAATCATGTAAGTAAATACCACCTTTAGTTTTTTGTTTGGGACTAAAAGGTAGTATTAAAATTCTATATCCTGTTGGTTTAGGTAACTTAGACTGTAAGTCACCATCTTCATGCACTGATTCTGGAGTCACATCTGGTGTAGACTCTACTGGCTCAGTAAATCTTTCTACTTTATCGGGTATTGGTTCTCCGCCTGAACCGAAGGCTTCTATATTTTTTGACATTATTCGTCATCCTTATCCTTGTGCAAGTCTTTTATTAGTGAGAGAGTAAACGACAGACTTGATATTTCGCCTACTATCTTGTGATAACTTTCAAAGTTTTGTATTCCACCACCTGCAAGAGTTTCTTTAAGTTGCTCTTGTCGTTCTATAATCTGTTTACGCAGTTTATCTAACATTATTTTCTTCTAGATTTTTTACCTGAACACTTCCATCTTTTTCTAGATAAGTTATTAGGAGTGTTAGGGTTATTTCTTTTCTTTTTAGACAACCTTTTCTTGATACCGTAACTTCTTGCACAGTATGCGTCACCTTTAGAAGTTCCTGGTTTTACTCTAGGACCACCACCTTTAGCTTTACCTGCTTGTCCGTAACTAATTCTTTTACCTGATTTAGTTACTTTAACCCTAGCCTTGCCTCTTCTTGGTTTAGCCCTAGCCACCTTGTTGTTGTCTCCTACGGTTAGCGTTACCTGATAAAACTTCTCCTCCGTGCTTCATCATTTTAAAATCAGTACCTGATATTTTACCGTCTTTATTTTTATCTAATTTCTTTTGGTTGCCGTGTAGTTTACCTTCACCGCCATGTGTGAGTCTTTGTACTCCTCCACCATGTTTTTTGCCTTGTGCTTGTTTCATTTGCTCTTCGGTAGGTGCACCTTTCTCACCTTTTTTACGCATGCGTTCGCCACTACCTTGTTTTATTCTTTTACGTTTAGCGTGGATATTATCCCAAAGTCCTCTTTTCTTTCCCATTACTTATTATACCCCTTGCCTCTAGTTGCTTTACCGCAACCTCTGGCTGTTCCTCTTTTGGCTTTACCCCCTCGCTTCATTTTCTCAGGCTTACCGCCTCGATTCATTTTCTTCATACCTCTATTAGTTCCTGGCATTATGGTCTCCTTAGATGTTTTTTAGTGTTAGTCATTGACCCACCATTATTTTTCTTCACCATATCTGAATCTTTCATAATAGACCCATCTGGCATTCTATGATAGCC